CTTTCACGCAAAGTTTAAATTTGATTTCATTCTATTAGACAGTCCGCGGCCGGGCATTCCAGTAATGTAAGTCCTCGCCGTAGATGTTATTTTTAGTTTTGATGGAGTTATCGCAACTCCCAGGGTGATCCCCTGAATCTTATATTTGAATTTTAGTGAAACGTGGTCGACAGCCATATTTCAAGAAATTGCCGTCTTGTTAGTTCCGTAAGAATTAACAATCAACCTTTCTTCAAAATGTAGCTCTTGAATGAGCCTAATTTTGACGTTTTATGAAACGTCCATTTTAAGATGTAGCTCTTGAATGAGCCTAATTATTATGTTTTATGAAACATACCTCTAGGACGCCTAACTATTTCCTAGTTGTACCTTTGTAATGTGATCCCTGATCTTCGTAAAATTGTTAAGGATACCGAAGATATATGCTATTACAAAGAAGTTGAATCCTTTCTCTCTATTTAGGGAGACCCGCGATTTAAGCGGTCCACTTGACGGCGCACTTTAGGATTGAGAGATCCGTGTGCGTTTTTCCTTCTCTCGCTACAACCAATGAAACAACAGTTATTGACACCGTTTCTGCTGAAACGGCTCAAGAAATTTCCGAAACAAAGGTAGAACAAGCCACAACGCTTGACCAAAGAGTTATTCCTATTGCGACTGGATATTTGGACGGGTCTAATACCCTTCCTCCTCCAGTTTCGATGGATGAATCTGAGTTCTCGCATTTGGATGTTCTTAAACAACCCATTCGCTTGGCAACAGGCGCGTGGGCTTCTGGCGATGCTGTGGCAACACAGCTTCTTTCTGTTACCGTGCCCGATGTTTTCGGTGCATTTCCAACCATTCACAAACAGCTTCTGCAATTGTACGCGTTTTATAAATTCACTCTTCGTTTTAGGATTGTGATTAATACAACGCGTTTCCATTGTGGAAAGTTGATCGCTTTCTACGACCCGGTTAATACTTTTGGAACAGGTCTCGATAGACTCGCGAACCAGTATGCTGCTACCGGCTATCCCAACGTAAAGTTGGATGCTGCAAACAGTAACTCCGCTGAGATCGATGTCCCTTTCGAAAATATAGTTTCCTACCTGACCACGAACACGTATGAAGACTCGCCTCCTATGGGCGTGCTCCGAGTGCTTGTTTTCAATCCGTTACAACTACCGCCTGGCTCCACTGATCCGATTAATTTCAATGTTTTCGTGTCGGCAGCAGATATCACCCTTCATCTGCCGATGCGTCCTCATGAAACTCGTTTTTCATTACCTCCTACATTCAAAGCCAATGGGCTTTCGGATGTGCTCTCCGCTGGAAAAGGAGTTGCAAGCACCGTTTCAGGTGCTTGGGCTGATATAAAGTCGGGGAATATTCTAGGCGCGTTAAAACGCGGCTGGGATTTCTTCACTTCAGATCGCCCTTCAATTCTAGCAAATAAAGACCAAAATTGTCTCGTTAATGTGTCTAAAATTAACACAATGACGGGACTCGATGGTAGTGTTCGTCTTGGTGCAAACCAAGAAGGACATTACTTCGAAACCGAATTTTCAACCGCTCCGAAATTAGATATGTCGATATACGACATAATCAAGAGACCGATGCTGGTATCTCAGTTTGTGTGGTCCGCCACACACGCTGTTGATCATCAGTTGACGAATTTCTTTGTCACTCCATCTATATGTAATTTCACTCCCGATACACCCACAAGTTCTGGTTATACTCGATATGATAACACTTTTCTATCATACTTTGCCACCATGTTTGAATATTGGAGAGGCAGCCTAACGTTTACGTTTGAAGTTGCTTCAACAAATTTTCATGTTGGCAGATTTATGATAGCATTTGAACCGAATCAATTGACTTTTCCGCTTCCCGGTGTTGGTGTTTCGTGCACTGACTATTCTAACAACCCATTTTTCGTTTTTGATTTGGAACAACATAAGGAATGTACTATTACTATTCCTTATGTTGCTTCGACTCCGAGAAAGAGAAATGTTCCCTACCAAACCGCAAATTCTCTTCATGATTATGATGTCCTTGGACAGCTCAAACTACTAGTGTTAGATCCACTAGCTGTTACTGAGACAATTCCTTCAGATATCATGGTCAATGTTTACGTGTCTGCAGGGCCCGATTTCCGTTTTTACGGACCTCGGATCCGACCCACGACACGTTTTCTAGAAGACTTTCCAACTCCGTCACCATTTAAAGCAAATGCTGGCGAGAAGTCTGATGTAGTCTTAAGAGAACCTCAAGCAACCAACTTTTTAGTCAAAGGCGCCAAAAGCGTCGAGACTCCCGAATATTTTGGTGAAGAAATAAATGACGTGCGAGATCTTGCGCGCCGTTTTTGTAGATATGATACTATTATAGTGATGTCAGCTGACCCTAACCGGGCTGGCCTTGTTACCGCTGTATCTGCGTTCGGTTCACACCCGGACTTGTATTATGCTGCAAATTTCTTCACTAATAGACCAAATTCTGCTCACTCTTTTGCGACGCTTGTGTGTCGTTTGTATGCTTTTTGGACTGGATCAATTCGGTGGAAATTTATACCTTTTACCGACCGGACCAAAGATTTGCAAATGATTGCGTCGTATGCTTTTACATCCAACGGTTTTAATCCGCCGGCAACGGCAGATTTATCTGGATATCCTGCATACATCACGAACAATTCACAAGACTCGAGTGTGGAAGTTGAACTTCCTTTCTACTCTCCATACACCCAACTTTTGACCCAAGAAGACCCTGTTGCAACTGCGTATGATGCCGGGATTTATACTCCTGGCTATGTGCAGTTGCAAGCCTCCGCTACCGACGGCGTATTTGGTGAAAACCGAGTGCGCATTACCGCTTACCACGCAGTAGGGAACGATATCGCCTTCCGCTTCATAGTTGCTCCTCCAGTAACATATGAATCAGAAGTCGGTCCGTGAACTACTTGTGAAATATGCTCCCTGGTATTGCTATTATTCTGCATTGTATGGATCAATGTATTATATATAGCATATGTATAGCCCCAACGAATTCGATGGAAACATCGTCTTATGGTTAACCTAGCCTATGGCCTCATCATAATGTGGTATTATGACAGCCTGGGTATAGGAATTGGATCTTTTACGTGTTGTATAGACGGAAACAGATGACGTTACCCGCCTTGTACTTATGCTTTCTAGGAGACCCTTCTTCCGCTATATCAAGATAGTATAGAAGACGTCCTATTTAAAGTAGGTACATGTGCGCTCTTGCGCTCTTAGTACTGGAACGATACAACATGTAATGTAAGAACGAATCTCAACCGAATGAGTACTCGCGGCTATCGCAGCTACGAGATTTGTGTACCACTGCACTCTCATATCGGTAGTGTTTTTACTATGGATAATTCAACTCAACAAACCACAAACCAAACCAACCAAACGCTGGCTGCCGGCCAGGAACAAATAACGGCTGCTGTGGACACCCACTCTGGCTTAAATGCGAGTGGGGAGCAAAGAGACTTCCACAGTGTGATCACAGAGTTTAGAAACGCTCTGAGATCCCAATTACAGTTGCTTGTCAAGCAAACTTCTAACATCAATCCTAGCATAATTGCTGGATTGGAGTTGTTGCTTTTTGCCATTGACTGGCCTGACAACGATCAAACAACTATCGTTGTTGATAAAGGCGTGCAAGCGCTTTTTACTGTTTTTGAAAATCCCCGTTTCTACAATCAGTTTGCAAGCAGGCGTTTTGATAGATATATCATGCGTACGGCTGTTTGCCGATTACATCCTGAACATCAACACTCGTTGAAGTGCCTGAAATATCGCCTTAAAGGCGAAATTGAAGAAATTGACTTTGTTGTTGCTCCGGATGCACCTGAATCAGTTCCAGAACCTATTGTGGAACCAGAACTGCTTCAGCCGAATGCAGGCGCACTTATACCGCGCCTGCTTCTTTTACCACCCTCTGCGGCGCAAGCCGCAAATCGACCTAATCGACCAGAAACCCCCCCCCCACCATTCCCAGATGCAGAACCGCCTTGTTACGAGTGCGGTCTTATCATGGTTCGTGAAGCGCATGTGCGCAAAACCTACCATGAATCTAGTCACGCAGTGGCTAGTCTGCAACAGTTCGTTTACGGACTAGACTGGAGATGGAGTAGGGGTGCCCGGAAGATACAACCTCCTTTTCGTGCAAATGCTGGCGAAATGAAAAAGCAGCGTGAAATTGATTTAAGAGTTCGTGACGAAAAACGAAAACGACATCTCTTAGTCGCTGCTTGGAACAACCTTGATAAGAAAGAATCACCGAAGAAGTCTGTTAAAGACCGAAATCGGGAATTCAAGGAGGCTCTAAATTTTCAATGCAATGGACTTATGGATAAAGCGAGACGCGCCTGGAACGTCATTGCAACAGCTGAAGAGCTGTTGGACGACACAGAAAAAGCGCTAAAAACCGTTAAATCCATTAAGGACACTTGCAAAGACGTTTTGAGTCGTATGTTACCACATATTGCCGGCTTATTTGCACGATGGTTGGTTCAGCCACCAAATTTCTGGGCGTTGTGCATCGATCTTTTTGTTTTGATCGAGCGCGTATGTCCGGAAAAAGTAAAGTTTACTTTTGACCAACTAATGCTCAAAGCTATCGCCTATAAAAATGGGTTGCAGAGTGCCCCAATTGATGCAAACTCTGGTGCCGCGAATAACACCGCAGCACGCGAAGCTTTAGAACAGCGTTATGCCCGTTACAAGGCAAATGCTGGAAAGAAGGATGACAAGCGTGATGAAAACTTAACTAAATCTAGTTTTCTCACGATGTTGGCTGAACTAATTACAGGATTTCGACTGAAGGACAGAACGCGTTGGACTATGGATGCCGCTATGGCATTCGGACGAACGATGCGTGATGTTAATACCTATCGAAAAGCTACCTTGGAGATCGTTACAACTACGACCCAATTCTTGAGTAAATATATCAAATGTGCGATGTGGCAAAAGATGTTTGAAAACATCCCATCAAAAGCCGACCTCGCGAAGTTTGTGCAAGAAGTTGAAGCCATTCAGGCCTATTCTGATGCCGAGCTGAACGACGTCGACTTTCCAGCACAAATGGATCGTTTATTCAAGACCGCAGTAGAAGTAAGAGCATTGCTCATTAATCACAAAATGGAATCCACAGTAGCACAGCAACTGAATGCGGCGTGTGGCGCTTTGTCGCGCTTTCGCGCTCGTCACTTTGTACGAATACAAAGGCATTCGGATATTGTGCGAACGGTGCCGTTTGTAATAACATTGGTAGGCAAGCCCGGAGTACACAAATCTGACACAGCAACATTGCTGGCGAAAGAAATGTGTCACCCCGGGAATTGTAATTTAGATATCGGCTCTGCTGATATCAATGAACTGATTTATTACTATTCGGCTCTTAAATTTTGTGATGGTTATTGTGGGCAGCCGGTGTTTTTCTGGGATGATCAATTCCAAAAGGAAAACACTGTAAGCACTTCTTCGGACGATGACGAGCATACGCGATTTATTCGTTGGATTTCCAACGCACAAATATCGCTTCCGATGGCGCAAGTCGATGAAAAAGGGCGATGGTTAACATCTCCCCTATTCATCACTACATCGAATCATGCTTATCCTAATCCGAAATCGTGCACTTCAGAGGCCGTACAACGACGTCGTAACATTTTATGTTACGTTACCGTTAATAAGGATTATGAGTGCTGTCCAGAAGAAGCCATTGAGTATACTCTTCCAGATGGAACGGTTTACAAGGAACAATCATTGCAGTATATGAAATTTCATATTCTGCCGTCGGTTGCGCGTGTAGGAGACACTGTTGTTGGCGATACCAATGCCCCTCCCATGCCTGAACATGACGATCCAAACGGATTGTCATACACACAATTTCTTCGGAAATGTGTGGAAGGCTTTAATGCCTGGCAAGGGACAAGCAGCAATGCCCGAATGCGCTCCACGACGCCCGCCATGCGAGTGTTCGGCACTGGTGCAGGTTCACTGAATTTGGATAATGATTATGATCGTATGAATCCTAAAGATGTGCCTGTCCGTGTCCCGTACAAAGCAAATGGTGGGGCCCAATCATCGATGAAATTACCAGCTAAGCGACTCGTGAAAGTTGGCGAGCGTTTTACAGAGGATGAAATTCCCGTGCAGGATGCTGAGCAGTTAAATCTACAGCATCTACAAGACTGCGCGAAGATTCTTCCAATGGATAAGACGCAGACCAAAGTGAACGCGTTTCTCTACAAACATGAGAGTATTAAGAACATTCTCAGTTTGTTGGCAGACCATTTAGGAATGCCATTTAAGTTTGTAATTTCGTTGATGAAAAATCATCTCAACATGTTTCTGCTTGCTGCACTTCTCGCTTTATTAGCGGGCAGTGTTGCCATTTGTACAATGCTCTTTAAGGGTTCTGATTTTGATGTGTTAATTCCATCAGAAGCCAGAAAACAGTTCGTAGAGCAATGCCACCCCGCGATTCAGGACGAATTAGATAATATGCTAATCGAAACAACTCTGAGTCTTGAGGAGGCAAAGTTGCGCGCGAATATGTCCGCGCAAGGCTACGAACGAGCAATTATGAAAGGCAAAGCAGCTCGCGTAACAACCAAACCAGCTCACCTTCAGCGCATGGAAGATAAAATTAACTTCTCTGCTAATGCTGGACATGCAAACAATGTTGCTGTGGAATTAACGTTATATAATAACATCCGCAGTATTTGCCTTAAAGACGGACGTGCGCTAATGCAAGCAATAGGCATTTGCGGCCAATGGATGGTCGTAACTGCTCATTTCTTTCAATATGCGCAATGTCTAGGTCATATAAAGAATGGCAAATGTTTGGTGAGAATTGGCGAAAACGGCTATGATCGCTGGAGTGGCGAAATAGACATGCAATTAGTCAGATTTATCGGCGATGATGTTGCAGTGTTTAAATTGCCCAAGCAATGCAAGGCTTTTAGAGACATTCGCAAACACTTTGTACGAAAGTCGGAATTTGCGGAAGCACGGAATATTCCAGTGCGACTGTTGAGTACGACTGAATTCACTCGTGTTGTGACTGCCAACGCTACGTTGTGTTGTCAGGAACTAACTTACGATGATGATAATGTACCCGGTGTTTTAGTGAAAGT